GCTAAAAATGTTACTACAAAAGATTAATAAGAGAAGTGGGTTTACCTTAATTGAGTTGATGGTTGTTGTTGCAATCGTTGCTATTCTAGCTGCAATCGTTGTACCAATCACGGTAGGAATCCTTGAGAATGTAAATGTTAAATCCGATCAAGTCGAGATTGTTGATCAGGATGGGGAACCGGTAGAATCTGAAACGCCCGAACCGGCAAAGGAGGAAGAAGATAAACTATGAGATTCGCGTTTATAGCAGATATACATTTATCAAGGTACGGCCAGGATAAACGTGAAGAAATAACAGGGTTGCCTGAGAGACTGTATAGTATCAAAAATGCTTTGCATGAGGTTGGTAATTATTGTAGAGAAAACGATATTCATTTTGTGATTATCGGCGGAGATCTATATCACAATAAATCAGTCATCTATGCAATCGCTCAGGAACTTATGTTAAATTTCTTTGAGGAATATGGGGATCTTTCATTTATAGTTATTGATGGAAATCATGATTTATCTGGCAAGGGAGAGAATGTAGTATCAGCATTGAGGTCAACAGCAAATATTTCTAACGTTGATTGGGTGACTGAAGAGCCAATGAAATTTGGTAATGCTGGACTCTTTTGTGTTCCATATTCACATAACGTTGTTAATCAAGTTAGATTAAATCAATCGAAAATTCTGATTTCACATTTCGGATTAAGCGAAGGTGTATTAAACTCAGGTATGAGTATCAAAATATCAACTTGTCTTGCTTGGCCACTATCATAAACCACAAGAAATTCAGCAGGGAGCTTTCAGATTATTCTATGCTGGATCTCTTATTCAATTAGATTGGGGAGAGAAGAATGAAGACAAGCGTTTTCTCGTGGTCGACTCTGATACGCTTGACGTTAGCTCTGTGCCTATTAGCTCTTATAAGCGACATATTGAAATCGAAATTGATTCATCCAATCGAGAACAGGCTCTTGCGGATGTACACAAACACCGGAGAGACGGGAACCATGTTAAAGTCATACTCAAAGAAAGGGTCGACTTGGGGCCACTCGAAATGGATATTAGGGTTGTTGATAAGACTGAAGTTGACGTCACCGACAGAGGAATAACTAGCTCAATGAGCGATGTGGATATCCATAGAAAATATATGCAGATCAAACAAATCCCAGAAGATCAATGGGATGATTATCTTCATACGGCAATGGAAATTCTGCATGAATGTGAGGGAAAATAATGAGAGATATACAATTCCAAGAAGTTGGAATGGAAAACTATGGACCTTACATTGACCCATTAATCTTAGAATTTGTAAATGATTCTTTGACATTAGTAACAGGTCCAAATGGAATCGGAAAGACAATGGCGTTAGATGCTATTCTCTTTACCCTCTATGGAATAACAAGTCGTGGAATGCGAGGAGATGATGTAGTTAATAATACTGTTGGTCGCAATTGTAAAACGTGGGTTAAATTCAAAAGCGATGAAACTAAATACATAGTGACCAGGTATCACAAATATACAAAATTGGGAAACACAGTCATTTTAAATGTTAATGGGGTTGACACAAAGAAGGGGCATAAAGAAGTTGTTCCTGAAATTGAAAGGGTATTAACTCCAAGAAAAACATTTACAAACACTTTAATGTTTGGACAAAAGGTCAAAGACTTCTTTACGGATCTTACGGACTCAGACAAAAAAGAAATCTTCAGGCAGATTCTCAATTTAATTAAATATGTTACATATCATACCGAAGCAAGTAACAAACTTAATAAGACCATTGAAGATTATTCTGAACTTCAAAAAAATGAATCAATTAAACATGCTCTTTTGAAAGATGCACAAGATCAAATTGAAATCCTCAATGTTCAGAAAAACAATTTTGATAATCAAAAGACTGAAAGATTAAAAGAATTAGATGTTAGTATTGAAAAGAACCTTCAACTCACAACTGCGTGGAATGATAAACTAACAGATGACTTAATTATTAACGATAAAAATATAAATGAAATTATAAAAAATATTAGCAATGTTCAAGTAAGAATAGAACAGTTAGTTGATATGGAAGAAAGTAAATGCCAAAATCTAAGTCATAAGAAAGAATTGAAACTACACGATTTTAGAAATAAAGCGCAGGTTGAAATTAATAAAATATCGAACGAGATACAAGAAGTAAAAGATGAATTACAAAAACAAGAAACAGCTTTAAGAGATGAGTTAGATGAGTTCTTAAAATTTAATCAAGACCAAAGACGTGAACTTGAAAACGCAATGATAAAGTTAGAAATGGAATCTGAATCTCATGAGAGACAGGCTGATAAATTATATACAAATGTAATTGATGCTGATATTGCAATTTGCCCAACATGCGATACTGATTTAACAGAAGAAAAGATTCAGAAAATTTCAAAGAAAATTGAAGACTATCGAGATGCAATTAAAACTTCAAATGAATCAGCAAAAAGGGTAGATGTAAACATCAAAAAATTGAGAACTTATTTAGCTGAAAGATCTGAAGAAGTAAATTCTAAGAGAGAACATATCAGAGATAAACTTGAAGTAATAGATCTCGATCTCAAAAAGAAAACCAAAGAGATAGACATTCGGTTAAACGAAGCTCAAGAAAAAGTTTTGAAAGCATTTCAAGAAGCATTTGAATCTTTACATACTGATTTTGTCCATGACAAAGCGAAACTCGATTTAGAATTGACAAGGTTAAAAGACGAAAAAGAAAGAATGGATCAAAATCAAAGAAGTATAGATGAAGTTAAAGAAGCTCTTAAAACTCTAAAATCAGAAAGAGACAAGCTCAAAATTCAACTAGATATAGAAACTAATAGAGAATATGATGAAACTCAATTAAACTCATATAAAAGAAAAGAGGTACATATACAAGGGGAGATTCTAACTCTCATTGATGCTAAAACAGTCTTGCTTAAGATGAAAGATGAATATGAGTTTTGGAAACAAGCGTATTCTCCATCTGGTATTCCTTCTATGTTGATTGATGAAGCAATCCCATTTATGAATAAAAAGATAGCAGAGTATTTAGACAAACTAACTAATGGGAGATATGTAGTTTCATTTGATACTCTTGCTGCAACTAAGGCAGGAGAGTTCAGAGACAAAATCTCTGTGAATGTGTTGGATACATTTACAAGAGCAAATTCTCGAGTCCAACTATCAGGAGGACAAACGAGGATTATTGATATAGCAACAATTCTAACGCTCGGCGATCTTCAATCAAATATACAAAACATGAAGATTAATATACTAGTGTTCGACGAAATATTTGATAGTTTGGATGATGAAAATATCATGCAAGTATCAAAGGTATTGAATAAATTAAAGATGGGGAAATCAATTTATTTGATTTCACATAGGCATGAGGATCAGCTTGAAGCAGATGAGGTTTTAGCAATGCGATGAAGATCAAGACTGATTTTATAACTAACAGTTCATCCACAATGTTCATTGTTGAATATGATAAAATCTATCTTAGAAAAGATTTTGAAAAGCATGTAAGATTAAGAACTGGAGAACGCTTTAAACTTTTCAAAGAGAAAATGAAGCTCGTCAGATATACACAGGGTAAAGATGTCGATTGGATTACAAAAGCAACACAGCGTCCTTATCAATATCGTGGATTAGACAAAGGAGAATTTGATGCAGCTGTGGAAATATTAGAAAGAGGTAATTACCCTGTGTATATTGAAATTGACAGAAACTCTTATGATCGACGAGAAAATATTGAAATTATCATAATGGACAGTGGTGGACGAATACGACACACAGGAAGTGATTAATGATAAGAATAGCAAATTGGTTGTTGACAAGGCGGTGCAATCTTAGATGTGAATATTGTGCCATTGTTCAAAACTATTCAAACAAACCTGAAAAATATCCGGACATGCGGCACTACTATGTAAACGAAATGAAAACGGAGCATGTTATTGTAGGACTCCATAAATTAAGAATGCACAATCCGGATATGTTTCATATATTTTATGGCGGTGAACCATTATTAAGAAAAGATCTTTATGAGATTATCAATTATTGTAATGAATATAAAATGCACTATACGATTATCTCAAACAATACAAATGAGGTCAGACCATTTATCAAGCAACTATTGAAAAAAGTTGATGACCGAATTGAAGGGTTCACCGCATCAGTCGATCCAGTGTTTCAAAATGAAAAGGAATCTGGAGAAGACAGAGTTCAAAAAAGCATACTTGGTTTAGAAAATCTCATTAACATGAAGGTGTATGTAAAGGATGTAGTTGCAGAGATAACTGCAATGAGTCATAACTACATATATCTTTATGATCTATTAAAAGAATTAACCAAGTATGAAATAAATGGAGATGTCACATTTATCGACATAGCAAAAAGTCCATATTATGACTTCTCAAATATAACAGACGAGAGTCTTCTGGTGCAACAAACAGCACAACTTGCAGATCAATTTAAGAAAATTATGGATGATGATACTTTAGATGTTCATATGAAAAGAATATTAATTCCAGCAATGTGGGATCTACTACCATCAAACATGGATTGTGAAATTGATCAATCATTACATAACATCTCAATCGACGCAGATGGATCAATCAGACTTTGCTTGAGAATCAGAGGAGTTTATACACCATCAATTGTAAATGTTGATAATTTAATTAAAGCTGATGGTGGAATAAATTCTATAGCAGAATCTGCAATCAAGAGAGATAAAAAAGAGTTCTGCAAAAAGTGTAATCATACTTGTCAATTAATGAGTAAGCATATTGAAAAGCATGATACAGGGCCAGAGGATTTAGTACATCTCGATAAACGGGAGGAAAACATTCATGGCTAATGAACCAATTGATTCTGACATTATAGTCAGCGCAGTTCAATTCTGGAAAAAAGTGTATGATGAAAAAGAGGTCAAGATCAAATTTGTCACAAAGGATAACCGTGATAGACTCATGCGTTGCACTCTTGACTTTACAAAAATCCCAGAAGAAGATCATCCAAAAGGGGTAAACATCGAAAAGATATTGAAGCTCATTCAGATCAATAAAATTATGCATGTTTACGATCTTGATAAATTAGGATGGAGATCAGTTCCATTTGATAGAGTTGATTATCTTGAGAATAGAAAGGGAAGAAGGTTTTGGATTAAACCAACCGAATAAGGAGTAAACACATGGGCATCTTAGAAGACATTATAGCTGAACTTCCTTCGGATGAACTGATTGAACAACTTCATATAATAAGTACTCAGGTTCTCGAAGAAGAGAAACCAAAATTTAAATACATGGAGTATTCGGCAGACGGTCCAAACATGTTGATTACATTGGAAGTCCCAGGTAGAAATCAAAAAGAAGTCGGGTTTGTAACTCTTGAAAGAGAAGGTACAGAGACGTATCTCATAATCTTCTCAACCATTTCATTAATGGAAATGAATACAAAAATACCTGATGAAGCTTCGCCTCCAAAAAGGCAAAGAGTATGGGAGATTAATGACCATCGAGCTGTAAGGATAATGACCGAATTTGCGAAACAAGTAAAATACTTACGAGGTGAATAATGGTAACTGCCAGAACTGATTTAGTTAAGGAAATTCGAATTAATCCGCGTTATACTCAGTATCTAATGTCTGAATTTCCTGATGGTGATAAGTCGAAGGAATCACAACCAATCATTGTGAGAAGAACTCTTTTCACTAATGAGTATATGAAAAAGTTAACGGGTGCAACGGCTGACAGAGGAATACTCCCTCCAAATTGTCGATTTATCGAGGCAACCAATAAAGGATATTTGGTTGTTATTGAAGAGCCACCAGCAATAAGAACAGTTCAAATTCAAAAGTATTTCGAGCATGAAATAGAGGATTTGAAAAACAGCGGAACTCTTAAAGAGTTTGGATATGAACACTTCGATCCAAGAAGTGATAAAATTAATTCATTCTCTCTAGCATTTCCCTATGTAGTTTTCATTCTTTCATTCGAACGTGAAACTCGTTTGATTGATGGTCTTGTATTTTTCAGGACTCAACAAATGCGCGGAATGTCAGACTATCTTTTGAAAGCTCCTTTGACAAATATCTCCGACAATCAAAGGGTTTGTTTTGGAGATGCAAATAAATTTGCCGCAAATTCTCTAACACAGGCAATTCAAAATGTGATCATGGTCTTCTGGTCTGCTGTTTTCAATACAGATTACACATACAACTATAGCGCATATCAAAAAGAAGGATCTGAGTTTGGAAATTATTTAAGATGGGAATACTTGACCACCCAAAATCCATTATTTATCTATGATGCAAAATGGATACAGTTAGACAAAAATTTGGGTCAGATGATGCAATATGTAAAAGATAGTGATCATCTAGTTGGAAACAAGATCATTGATTACAATAGAGCTGCTGAGATGGTTTTCGCTCCTATTGCAAATGGAGAACAAGCAAAGATCACAAGAAGATCCAAAAAGACACAACCTCTGTATCATGATATTGCCAACGGTATGTATGTAGGTGAATACTTTCTAAATATCGGAGATCCATTTACAAACAACAGAGGAGAAATCTTACACATTGAATCGTTTATCGGTTTCTCAGATGGTGGTCGACTGAAATACATCATGGTCGATAAAAATGGAAAAAAGTTTCTTATGAAACTCACCACAAAGGTGAAAAATTATATTGCCTTTTCAAATAAAGCTCTCCGTTATTCACATGAAACAGTTCTTCCATTCAACAACCTCAAGATCAAAACCGGAGATCTTCTTATATTTAAAAATAAGAACGGCGCCGAATACTATGGAGCTGTAGATTTTATTCGAGCCGGAAGAGATGGGCGAACAGAAGTTAAAGTCGGCAAAGATTACTACATTGCCGAAAACATTGAAGCATCACTTTTTAAAATGGACAATCCTGCAGTTTATGGAATCCGACTTAAAAAGGATGAGCGATATATTTATATAAGAGATGTGCGTAGTACATCTCCAATGATGACGGCATCTCTTGTTACATACGACAAAATCCGAATTAGAAATTCCTCCAACATAGAGTTTCAATTTATCAATGCATCTGAAAGATATGGAGGTTCTAGCCATCACATGCCGTTGAAAGCTCAGAATGATCTACATGGAAAATCTTATCAACGGTTGTTTAGAGAAAGCGAGGTAAGAACATTCGATTCTATATTTCGGATAGGTAAAAAGATGTATTATCTTGCAATGCCCAATGACGATAGAACTCCAGTATCAGAAAATCTCATTTGGGAAATTCCAGAGATGGGTGTTGGGTATGAAAGCAACTACAGTCTCCGACGTCCAAAAGTAGGAATGGTTACAGAACTAATCAAAGACGATGTGTTCACACTTCCTGGTTTCTTGTTAGATGTCCAGTTTAGTGTTGGAGATAAAGTCATAGTTGCTGATTGGAAAAACCCTTATGAAATGTTAAGGGTAAAGGAGATCGCAGGATTCTCTGTTGTTGAACGGGCAGGTAGAGGCACTGAAGATATTTATTTCATTCTTTCTGATAAAGACGGAAAATTATCCAAGACCAGATACGTCAATGGATATCAAGGGATTTGTAATATCGGTCGAGTCAGAAAGATAACCAACATATGGAATCGAGTTGCAGCAGGAACCAAAATCATTTCTAGGGAAGCTGGTTATTCCGGATTCCCAAAGAAAGCTGCAAATATTATTATCGGTTTCATTTATGATACTGGTGGCGAAGACCCGTTAGTTCTTTGCTCAAACGGGCAGACTCTGTGGTTCAATGATATGATGAAAGACTTCACAAGAGTCACGATGAAATCAAAGAGATGGGCAACATTAAGTCATGCGCCCATTGATCTCAGTAAGATCAAACCTCAACCCGGAGATATTATCAATGGGACAAAAGAATACAGGTCAAGTGAGGGATATCTTATGATGCATCTGCCAAATCAGTATCGTGGGCTTCGAGCACAACGCTTGGAATATTATACAGGGTATCCAGAAAGTCATGCACTAGATTCTCGTTTAACCAGAGAATACATTTACGATTGCATTCCCAACCCTCGGATTCGTCCAGCTCAGATTGAAGAGATGGGTAAAGTAGCTTGCTGGCCGAATTTCCATGGTCTTTTCTACGAGAGTGTTAAATCAGAATATCATTTCATCAATGAACCAGGGAGGATTATCAATGTTCAAAGTAGTGATAAATGATGGGCAAACTGAAATGCCCGAAGATGATGTTTTTTATATTATAGGAAAAGAAGGGATCTACTTAAGAAAGAAAATCGGTGTCATGGATAGTCTTGCACCAGTCAGTCAAATCTCAACATTACAAAGTGTTGCTTCTTCGGCCCGGATGAGAATCTCTAAAATTCCTGGTCCAAAGTTTGCAAAAGTCATAGAGTTCTTTCGAGCAGTATATAAGGAGTACTATGCAGAAGCGATTGTGCTCCTTTTCTATGACGAAATAAAGAAAACCCATATGATCATTCCCCCTCATCAAAAAGTAACAGGTGGAGCATGTGATTATAATAGAGGGATAACAATAGATGGGTTAACCATGATTGGTACTATTCACAGTCATGGAAGTATGTCGGCATTTCACTCTGGAACTGATGATAAAGATGAACAAAGCTTTGATGGACTTCATATAACTCTTGGTAATATGAGAGATGAGGAAGTAAGCATCTCAGCATCAATTGTTGCCAATGGTCATCGAATTATGGTTGACCCATCTGAATACGTCAACCAATTAAGATTAACCCAAGATGTTGACGAGGAAGAAGAAAAAGCTACAACTACCATCTATAAATATGTAGGTGGTAAACTCGTTAAGGATGAAAAGAAAACATCTCGGTATTCGTATAAAAGTAGAAAGTACGATAAGCGTTATGTAGTCACGGTGACAGACCACCAGAAACGTTTTAATCAAAGATGGATGAAGGTGGTCGAAAAAGGGACATACAGTTATGCTGGTTATGGTTATGCTCATAGAGGTGGAGCACAAACCGGATGGCCGCATAACAGAGGATGGGGTAACAATTATGACTCTGATGCTTGGGCAATTCGCCAGCCTTGGAGAGGCCAAAATCCCCCCACGATTATTAACAGAAACATTCCTCCACAGAACGTTGGTCCACATAAAACTCCAGGTATCGAATTTCCTCCCCATGATATCTGCAGCGAAGATAATCCTTGTCAAAATTGTCTATACAGGGATGAGAAAATCGAGTGGGCAATCGAGGCATATACAGAGGAAGATGATGGGCCAGATGAAGACGAGCGCACAAACAATTTTATGTTGAATGATAATTTTGACCATATGTTTGAAAAAGGTCAGTCAGTTAACATAAATTGTAAAAAGTGTAATCTGAAATACAATCTCGGTCTAACGTCAGTATGCCCTGGTTGTGGAGAATCGGCACCGGATGAGATTGATATGAAAGAAGTGGAGCTAGCGCCATTAGACCCGGTGATCGGTTGTGACTTTGTATGTCCAACATGCGGAAACACTTTCACGCACAAAGGAAAAGATGAGTGCCCTTTTTGCGAAGAGGAACTAGATTTCGAAGAACACAGAGCAGCAAAAGAAACGCTCTCAGACGAAGAAATCGAAGTAGGTTCCGGCGGGAATCTTAAGATCGGAGAAGGATATTCGTGCATAGTTTGTCGTGTTGTATTTGTAGCAGAACACGAAATTGAGAATTGCCCAAATTGTGATAGCGTTATGATTGACGGGTACAATTGCTCAAGGCATGAAGAGGATACTCAAATGCAAAAAACTGATGCAGGAGAAATGCTTCACGGTCATGGGGATGAGTTCACACAAGCAACTTTAGACGCAGCAGTTGAGGAAGATAAATCTCTAGAACACCCCCTTCCTGATCCCGACAAAAAGGAAATCCCTCTTCCAACGAGGGTGCAACAAACATCTAGTATGTCTATCAAAGAGATGTTTAAGAGAGCATTCGGTGGAGGTGGAAAATGAATCTCAATGTAACAGTCATAGGACTAGGCGGCGTAGGAACTATACTCATTGAAAGACTATGCCGATTTCTGAATTACAGTCAGGACTATGATGCAGAACTTCTTCTCGTAGACGGTGACGAATTTGAGATGAAAAACTATGAACGGCAAGAGTTCAACCAGATGGGGAATAAAGCGGATGTGAAATCAACGGAACTAATGTTAAAATTCCCTGAAGTTCCGGTTGACTCGTTTGAAGCGTATATCAATGAAACAAATGTTGCGGAAGTTGTCAGGGAGAAAGACATTGTTTTTCTCTGTGTCGATAACCACAAAACCAGAAATATCGTATCCAATTACTGTACACAACTTAAAGACATTACATTAATTTCTGGTGGGAATGAATTGACTGATGGAAATGTGCAGACATATATCCGCAGGGGAGGGAAAGATTTAACTCCGGATCTCTGTGCATACCATCCCGAAATAGCAAATCCCGAAGATAAATTACCCGACGAATTGTCATGTGAGGAACTATCTAATGCCGCACCCCAGCTATATTTTGCAAATCTTGGGGTAGCTACCATCATGTGCTGGACCTTTTATAAAACGATTGTAAAGGGTCAGGTCGACCAACAGTCTGAAGTTTATTTCGATATTCTTCAACTGTCTGCAATGGCACAAACAAGAATCGTAAAATCAACGTAAGGAGAATTATCAACAATGGCACGTAGAAAAACTTACTCACGAGCAGATCTCGACAGCATGACATCGAAGGTCATTAAGAAAATGGCATACAACCAACTGGGCATTTCCGGTCTCAGCAAACTGGGAAAGGATGCAGTAGTTGATGCCGTTCTTGCACATCAGGATGGAGGTGCAGCAGTTGCACCCAAAGCAAAAGCTTCCGGCCCCATCAAAGGGATTCAGTTTTCCGGCAGCTCAGTTGTATCCAACCCGAGTGCTCCATTCGGTCAAAAGACCACCACAACCATCCACGTATCATGTGGTGCATCCTCAGGAAGCTTCCCGGTTCAAGGAAAAACCGTACGCGAAGTCGGGGAATTTCTGAGAGAAGTCCTCAATGTGGATCGACTTTCAACCGGTCTGGTCAATGGTAAAGAAGCGGATGCTGGATATGTTCTGAAAAACGGTGACCGCCTTGAGTTCCTGAAACCAGCTGGTCGTAAGGGATAGAAACCGTGGAGGGAGCTCCATCCGGGGCTCCCCCACCAACAAAGGGGTTTGACGATGAACGAAAACATTGATCATATATTAAGTCAGAACGGCGTAGATAAAGTTGAGTTTTATTATAGAGGCACACCACTTCTCAACAATGCCTATACCACATGCGTATTCATTAATTCTGAAAAGGGTCGGATTGAGGCACGAGGTGTTTCCATCTGCTCTGTGAAGGATGCTTTCTGCAAGAAAACCGGAAAGACTAAAGCATTTGGTAGGGCAATGAGAGCTCTCGTTCGAAAAGACAATGATGGAAAAATCAATCCTAATGGGAGAGATTTGGAATCAGTCAAGAGAGAATATAGATGTAAATCGGAGTCAGACAAAACCGATTTTCTCGATAACAAAATTCCCGAACTATCATTCATAGATCCTGATCTTGAAATTGCTATGTCTGATGGGTCCGGGAAGTATATCTCGAAGTTTGTATTCGATTTGCCTCTCAGTTACCCAATAAAGGTTGCCAATTCGATTTATAGATACAAATCACAATACCGGCCAAACCCAGCAGGTAAACACGAATCAATATTGCTGAAAAAAGCTTCCGATGTTCTAATGGAAACAGCAAGTATGTAATTCAGCTAAGGTAAGATGGGGGTGTTCACGCACCCCCACTATCAAGTAAGAAAGGAGAACTATAAGCGTGGTATATCGCAGTGTCACAATAATCGGAGTTGGTACATTAGGAGGTTTCGTTGCAGAAGCCATTTCTAATCTTGAAAGTGTAGAGGAATTAGTTATTGTAGACCACGACATAGTTGAAGCAAAGAATCTTTCAAACTCAATATATAGACAGATTGATGTTGCCTTATTAAAGGTTGACGCATTAAAAGAAATAATCACAAATGTTAAAGTTAATACATTTGCTATAAAATTTGATGAAAGAAAAGATCATACACATTTGCCAAAGACAGATTTAGTTCTTGATTGCAGAGATAGTACATACAACAGAGGATCGTACATTGATTCAAGATTGTATATTTCATCTAGATATCTCATTGTTGACTGCAGAAAAAATGTTAACTATCGAGAACAATTATATGGCAGATACATTGAAACTCTTACAAAGAATGATTTACAATACGCATCAATGACAGTTTCAATGCTTCTACACAGTGGGACAATTCAAACATTGATTAATTTAAAGTCAGTTCAAAAATATGAGTTAGATTATGTAAAAAAGATTGACAAATGCCGTTACGATGTTTTATATGAAAACACGTCTAAACATGATAAGTTTGTTAACCTGCCCGATAAAATTATTCCAATCCTTGATTTAAATAAAAAGCATGACTTGAATGTTGTAGTTGGTAGTAAATCTATGCCAATGTCTCAAACAGTCATACCGATGGGTGCTTTAAAAAATGGAAATGATTTAATTATGAATTTAGATTCTGTAACAAGACTTCCATGTGACTTCAAAAATTATGTGGTTTCTTTTACAAAAGAGTACAATAAAATATTAGTTGAATTGATTCCAGAAACAGGTGCAGCATGAACTTTAAGAAAGTCGAAGTCAGAAAACCTATCGCTCCACAAAAAATCATTCACAATGGGAATGTTTATAGGATATTAAAGTATCCTGATAAATATTTTATTAGAGGGTATAAACTTACATTACATGATGGAAAAATTGACAATGTTCATATTAACGGAGTACACCCAAATGCACAACCAGGAACTGGGAAATTCTGTATTCCAAATGAACTAAGAAAAATGGAATTTAATCACTATACAAAAAAATTACTCGAAACAATTTTAAGTCAATATAACTTGAATAATTGCTACTTTACCCCATGGAATGAAATTCACTACAGAAAACAAGAGGTGTAAAATGGCAGAAAAGAAATTCGATAAGACATGTGAAGCAATGAAAAATGTTGTTGCTGAAACCATTGATGGGCTTACCGAAGTCGTTAAAAAAAGTTCGAAGGGTATATTAACTGCTATACTAGAACAAGGGTCTGAAAATCTTGAGGAAGTCCTTGACGATTATGGCGGAAAACTGAAAGAGAAGGTGAAACCACATGGGCAAAAAAGAGATGAAAAAAGTGAGTGAGATGAGACCCATCGAAGACAACATTAAGAAGATAGTTGAAAAAGTTATTGAAGAAAGAGAGCTGAATTTAGCAGCCGAAGATGTTAAAGTCATAGTCAAGGAAATTATGCCTGACATAGACAAAATGATTTCGAGAAAAGTTAAACAACATTTTCATGCGATGGGTTTGATGCTTATGGAAAACTTCAAACCGGAGGATTAACCAATGCCAAAGATTCTAGATTATCATAGTTTCTGTGAAGACTTAGAGGAAGTCACCTCTCTAAAAACATTTGGAAAAAAGAAGTTCCATTCAAAAGGTTTATTTTCTGAACAAATCTTTGGACCAGTTAGAAATTACACATGCCAGTGCGGTGTCTATCATGGCGTTTCCAAATCTGGAGGCACATGCGATGATTGTGCGGTTGATATTGTCAATAGTGATGAACGAAGAAAGCGATTTGCAAAAATCGTATTACCCATTCCAGTTGTTAATCCAATATTTTATGATCTACTAGTTGATCTTGCAGGTCGTACTTTAAAGAAAGCTCTTGATGATTTAATGAAAAATGATAAGAGCATTCTTTATCTGGCTGATAATGAAATGGTTGTAACTTTAAATCCAGATTCTATTCCAGCTGGAATCAACAAATGGGAACGAGTTCAAGCTATTCAAATGCTAATCGAAACCATTACAAAGGATATGATCGAAGATGGAGTTCCTGAATGGCAAATAGTTCAAGACAATATTAGTAGTCTGCTTATCAAAGAAATCATTGTATTACCTCCAGACTTGAGACCAACGTCAAAAAGCTCTGGTAGTGGTAAAGATCTTATGGATAAAATTAACCGATATTATATTCAGATACTCACTAAGAAAGAGATCATGAAGGATACGGTCATTGATATTCAAAGAGATAAAACTCTTTACTACACTTATTTTAAACAGTTACAAAATGATGTAAGCGAGTTGTATAGCAGAATACTTGAGAAGATGGCCAAAAAAGAAGGTCTTATCCGAGGAAACATTTTAGGCAAAAGAATTGATTTCTCAGGTCGAGCTGTAATTACTCCGGATCCAACTTTAAGACTGGATCAATGCAAACTTCCATATATAATGGTCCTTGAAATTTTCAAGTTACCTATCGCTAAAAGAATTCTCGAATTAGGAAAATTTAAACTCTTAAATAAAGCGATAGACTTTGTTGATCAATGTATTGACAGTCAATCTCCAATCTTATTAAAAATCTGTGAGTATGTAACAAAAGACGAAGTCTGTATCTTAAACAGACAACCATCTTTACATAGATTAGGAATGCTTGGTTTTAATATCAAAGTAACATTAGACCAAGTAATTAAAATACATCCTCTTGTGTGTCCCCCATTTAATGCAGATTTTGATGGAGATCAAATGGCAGTATATATTCCAATTACAGATGAAGCAAAACAAGAGATACGAGAAAAAATATCAGTTATAAAGAATTTGAGTAGTCCTGCAAATGAGACTTTGACAACTACTCCGAGTCAGGATATCGTTCTTGGAATATATTACGCCACAGCATTTGACTGGGGTAGAGAAGAGTTTAACAATTGTCTGCCTCATGATTATCCAGATGTACATGAATTAATAGATAATAATAAACTGCTGATTATTCTTAATGAAATTAAAGATGCTTATATAGATACTGATGTAGCAATCATTTTAGACAATATCAAAAAAATGGGTTTCAAATATGCAACCTTATCAGGGTGTACTTTATCTTTAAATAAATGCACCATGGAAGGAGCTACTGAAATCAAAGAAAAGATCTTTAGTGATGGAAATGTCAGAGATCAATTAGTTGCTTTAATGGATCCTAGTATTACCCAAAAGATGAAAGATGAGTTTCATTATTCATATATGATTGAATCAGGAGCAAGGGGCAGTTGGGATCAGGTAAGACAATTAGTTTTATCAAGAGGTTTTATCTCAAATTTTGATGGAGAAATATTACCTCACCCAATCAAAAGCTCGTTGCTTGAAGGATTGACTCAAGAAGAGTTCTTTTATTCAACATACGGTTGTAGAAAAGGATTACTCGATGTTGCATTGAATACAGGAACTTCAGGATATCTTTCACGAAAGTTAATTTTCACATGTGCTAATCTACAAATTCATGAGGAATTAAAAGACTGTGGTACAACAGACTTATTACCAGTTGATGTTACATCCGAAAGAAAAGCAAGGATGTTAGTAAACAGATATGCTCTTTCTGATGATGAAAAATCTCTATATCGAATCTCAAAAGAAAATTACAGGGATCTAGTTAATAAGGAAATAATGATTAGATCTCCCATCCTTTGTCAGAGTCCGATGGTATGTCAGACTTGCTATGGAGATCTCTACAAAAAATTGAATAGTAGATTCATTGGAATTATTGCAGCGCAAACTCTCGGTGAAAGAGGTACTCAATTAGTGTTGAGAACATTTCATACATCCGGATCAGCAATGATAAAAGGTGAAGAAGGTGATGGAGATACTTCAATGAAACAAGAAGATATTATTGGAGATCTTAGCAAGGTATCCGAACTTCTACATAAATTCAAAGGAAAAACTTATGTCGATATAGTTCAAGAATTATTCGATGTGTATGATAAAGATATTTATCATGTTCATTTTGAATGTGTTGTTGCTCAACTTATGTGGAAAAATTATGACAAGTGGAGACTTCTCAACAACCGAGATAAAGTTACCCCGGATTATTACAGCATTCAATCTGCTCCAAATCAGGAGAGTTGGATTCTGGCTATGGCGTTTTCAAATCCAAAAAGATCCATACTTCACGGGATACTCTATGAAGGAAAATATTCCGGAGTTATGGATAAAATTCTAAAGGGGGAAAGAATAACATGAGAGATCCAGAACGGATAGACCGAATACTTGATATTGTAAAAAGTATTTGGAAAATAGCTCCCGATCTTCGATTGTTACAACTATTACATAACGTTCTGCCCCATGATAATGTAGCTTATTATTTTGAAGATGATGAGCTAGAAACAGCTTTAAAGAAGTGCTATTTCAAAGTAAAGGGGGGACCAGATCAGTGATTGAAAATCCAACATTTAAAATCCAAAATGATGAAGAGAACATCTTCACTATTCGTCAGAGAGACTATGAGAAAATTTTACCGTTGGTAAGACAAATAGTTCAGCCAGTCGAAGAGATCGGATTTCAAATCAATGAAGTTGATTTAAAGGAATCAAGATTTTCATCCGGAGAATTGTCAAGGACTTTAAAACAAACCTTATCAATCAAACTCCAAAAGGGACAAGCGAATATTGATTTGTCAATATTCATTCCCAAACTTATAGATGACAATTATATATTTATCAATGGTAGGAAAAAGATTCCTTTGTTTCAGCTATTTGATATTCCCATCGTTACAAGGGGCGAAAGTATTAAACTCCGAACTAATGTTGCAACAATCATTGTGACATTTGAGAAAGAAATCCCAAGAATACAAATAAGTTTCATGGGTAGAAAACTCCCTCTCTCATTGCTTTTGTTTGCATATTATGGGCAAGAGATACTTAACCAAAATTTTCAGTTAGATCAAAAAATTGATTTTCGGGATCAATCTCCATATGAATTACTCAGAGCAGATTTAAAAGCATACTATGAAGAATCAAGAGGTCATACACAAGATGATTTCGTTGTTGAAATTGGGAGAACTTATTCTCGATTTAATCAGAAATCAAAAGGTGAGGATATCTTATATGCATTAGACCTTATTCCAAAGGTCGATGTTCTGACAGCACAATTTCTAACAACCAATTCAATTTTAGATGAAATGGTTGAAGCAATAAAAGGTGGCCCAATTGATGATACATTATTCACAAACAAGAGAATAAGATGTTTTGAATATATGGTTGTCTCAAAGATTTCCAAAATCATATTTGATTTATGTTTTTCAAATAGGACAGCGAGAGCACCAAAATTCAACATCAATTCTACTCAGATTTTATCAGAGTGTAATGTATCGGATATTGTTCAATTTGATTTCTCAATTAATCCAATTGAGGAACTCACTAAGTTATCAAGAACCAGTTTACTCGGTCCCGGAGGATTCAAAAGAGAAAACATTCCTAAGCATTTGAGGGATATATGCCCAACTATGTTTGGTCGTATCTGTCCAGTCGATACACCGGATAGGGATAATTGTGGAGTCTTACAAAATCTGGTTCCGAATGTTTATCTTGATGAAAATTTAAAATTTACAGATCAAATTACAGAGAAACAACCTATCTCAATTCCAGTATCAATGACCCCATTCTTAAAGCATGATGATCAGACAAGATTACAAATGGCAGCATCTCAAATGAGGCAATCAATAATGCTCAAAGAATTTGATACTCCCCTTATCAGTTCAGGTTGTGAAGGATTATTTACAGAGCATACTCAATTTGTTAAGAAAGCCAAAAAAGATGGTGAAGTCATTCACATTGATCGAAATTATATCATCGTTACATACGCAGATGGGGAAGCAGATGTGTTTGATATTAGTTACAGAAAGATCTATGTTGAACATCTCGACTTCATGAATGTCTATGTAAAACCGGGAAGTAAATTCAAAGCGGGTGATATCTTAGCAGAAAGTAATTTTTGCAAAGAGGGTAACATCAACATTGGTAAAAATTTATTAACTGGTGTTATGGTTTATTATGGCAACAACTACGAGGATGGAATTGTTATATCAGACAGGTTAGCGAATGAAGATACTTTAACATCTGTCCACTTCAAAGAGTTATCATTTTCACTAACTCCGGATAAAGTTTTACTCTCATTAAAAAGCGATGAGTATGATCCTTTACCAGAAGTCCTCGATGTTGTTCAAGCGGGAAATCCGTATGCTATATTGAAAAAGTTAAACTCTGATGAATTTTATTCAGTTTTCTCCGAACCAATCGAATTAATCGCAAGGAAAAACTTCATCATTTCTGAAGTCAACGTCTATGCAAATGATTGGAATACAGAGGTTCCTGAATACAAACTATGGATCGAGAAAAAGTTACAAGAGCAAAGCGATACCGAAAAAGATTTACAAAAGGCAATCAAAAATCATTTATCAAAAGACGCTGCAACGAAATTTATCAAAGATAGAGGTCTTGATAAGTTTTCGTTTGTGGGAAAATACAAAAACAAACGTGAAAGAGTTAATGGCATAAAAATAGAAATGGCTGGAGTTCATTTTAGAAAAGTAAAAGTTGGAGATAAACTTGCAAATAGGCATGGAAATAAAGGAGTGATTTCTCGAATCGTTCCACATGAAAAAATGCCACAACTTCCTGACGGAAGACATTTAGATATTTGCATCAACCCATTGGGTATTATTTCCAGAATGAATTTTGGTCAGCTATATGAAATGCATTTAGCATTTGCACTCCAAGAATTGAAAATGAATATGATTGGAATGCTTGATGCTGAACAACCTCAGAAAAATATTAAACAATACCTTTTGGATTTTATAAAAATTATCGACAAGACAGATGGTGGATGGTATTTTAAACAATTGAAAAGCTCATTACCAAAGAAGATAACAAAAGAATTTCTTAAAGAGTTTTCAATTATTCAGCCTCCATTCGAATCTTGCAAGTTAGAGCATCTACAACAAGCAATGGATTATACAGGAGCAACGTTTACATCCAAGCTATTTGATCCTCTTTCTCAAGTTAATTTAGAAAATGAAATTGCAGTCGGATATATCTATTTCTTCCGAATGGTTCATATTGCAGAAGAGAAATTAGCTGCAAGAGGGATCGGAGCATATGCAAGGAGAACTCTGCAACCATTGGGAGGAAGAAAAAATAAAGGTGGTCAAAGATGTGGTGAAATGGAAACAGCATGTCTAATCGGGCATGATGCTCCATGTAATTTATTTGAATTTTTGACAACTAAATCCGATTGTATTGATTTAAAGAATAGTTATATACGAAATTTTATTGAGTCAAATCTTATTGAAGAGTCCGAACATTTAGATGTAGTCCCCGAGTCAGTAAAATTACTTAACTCTTATCTAACTGTAATAGGAGTAAAGCACAAATGAGCTCATACTCAACTTCAACAACCACATCTACATATTCATCGTCAACAGTTCAATACGGTTATTGGACACCACCGAGAAGATACCATCATCCAAGAGTGAAACTTGGCGATGAACGTAGACCTCTGGCATATTTAAAACAAACAGAGGAAGAATTAAAAGAAGCAAAACCTTTGGTTCTAATCCCATCTGAACCGATTCTATTTGATCCGAAGGAATTAGTATTAGGAGGGGAAACAGGATGGAAAAAGTTCCAACCCAAAAAGCGGTAGTCGATTATTGTTCACTACCAGATATTCAATGTTCAACGCCTGAGGTTCAAATCCCCATTATGCAGGTTGGCGTAGAAAATGTTGAGGTCCCTTTTCGATTGGAGTCCAAATACGGTGGGTTTCATCAACTCAATGCAAATGTGTCGATGAGGACAAGTTTGGATGAAAAGACAAAAGGGATCTCAATGTCAAGATTATTATTAACTCTAAAACCATATCTTGACTTGCCCTTAAAGCACAAACTGATTCATCAAATACTAAAAGATTTAAGAAAAAATCTTGAAACAGATACTGCATATATGAAATTTGAGTTTCGTATGCCAATAAATCGAGAGTCAATTTTATCTGATAATGCATTTCCAATCTATTATAAATGTAAGTTCGAAGGACAATTATTTAAAGCGCCTGTGTTAATTGAACAGGGGGTTACTACTGTTACGGATCATTTCAGATTCTATCAGGGAGTTACAATTCAGTATGCATCTTATTGTCCTTGCTCAGCAGAGCTGTGTGGACACCTTACTGAACATGAAAGTAAAGGGTATCCACACAATCAAAGATCATTTGCTGAGATCGTTGTTGAGGTTAAAGAAGATCATTATGTTTGGTTGGAAAACATTATTGAAGCAGTTGAAAAGGCATTAGTTACCCTTCCTTATCCAGTTATCAAAAGGGTGGACGAACAAGAGATTGCTAGAGTTGCAGCACAAAATCCCATGTTCGTTGAAGATGCAATTAGAAAAATTTCTAAAACACTAAATGATAAAATTGCAATTTATGATTGGATTGTCAAATGTATTCATGAAGAATCCATTCATACATCTGAAGCTATTGCAATCAACTGGAAAGGAATCCGGGGTGGGTTCAATGGAAGGAGATATTTGTAATGGACGCAGACGGTAATCCGGTCATTGATGTTTGTATCTCATACGGTTTTGGGGAAGATAACAGATATGCACTGGATAAAATTCCACATAAGATTCAGTTAGCAATTTACAAGTATGATTTGTTTATGGGTATGAAAGAAACCATTTCAAAATCTATAAGCAAAAGACATGCTAGAGTTAAAGTAGTTCATCTCCCGTTAGATACTTTAAGAAGGAATTTCTCAGATATTATTGCTTTAATAGATTTCTGTTTTAATGAATTTGGATGCATGAAATATGTAATACATCCAAATAAAAATATACAAGGTTTCATATATAATTTTCTTCAATGGGAAACAGAAGGAAGAACTCTTTGTATTGAGACTTTTCCATACAGAAATAAAAAGCATATAAGATCTCCTTTAGATATTATGGAATGGTGTATTCATTATCATGAAGCTCTACAAATGGTCATTGATACAAGTCATATTGAAGAGATATGGATGAACCATATGATCATGCCGACTCTTTTGAAGCACACTTCAGTGATACATCTATCGAATCAATCAAAAGAAAAATCTATAGGAAAACATCTTCCGTTCAATCATCCTAAAGGAATGTTCAATTTGGTTGGTTTTGTTAGAGATCTCAAATACAGATATAAGTGGGAGGGCGACCTCGTATTGGAATACATGCCAGAGTATCAAGATAAATTAGTAAAAAATAAAGACTATATTGAGAGGTTATTGGCATGAGATTAAACGACGTTATTCAAATATATCTCAAAGAAAGAGAATATGAAAAAGAAGTTTTTGGAGACTATAAAGATCTTCCAGAGTTATCATTCCCAAGTTTTCTTATATTCCTCAAACAGTATATTGATAAAGCTCTTGAGGCATATACAGGAAAGTGGGACAACGAGTTACCTCCCTGGTTAGAGGGGTGCAGAGAGATGGGAGATTGTGAAAAACCCCAAATGGGTTCTGCACCAGTAAAGGCGTACGAAGAGGTTATTAAAATCATGGCCCTATCAGGAGCCGCACTTGAAACATTTACAGATCTTAACGCCAGCAAGTGGAGAGAAAATCCCGAAGCGGATGCAAAGAAGTGGAAATAGTACTAGACACTAGACATCAAAGGAGAATTAAAAGTCATGACAGAAAATCTAACCGAAATGGTTAAAGACGAAACCACTGGTCCTGTAATGTTTGAAGAAACAGATCTCGATCTACCCAATGAATCTGAAGCCGCAGAAGCTGAAGATACAGAAGTAGTTCCAGTCGTTGATACGATTGGTATCATTCCTCTGTCAACATGGTTCGAAAGAGAATCTGACAAGTTTGACAACATCAATGAAGTCAAGGTTGCCATTCGTGGAGTCGATGCAGACAAGACTCTTATTATGGCAGTTAAAACAGGCGAAGAAGTTGAAGACAGTGATGAGGATCCTCGCAATCTGAGAGTGTTTGAGAATGCAGATGTTTATCCGGTCCTCGATCTGCCTGCAAAAAACATGGAAGTCTATAACAATGGATTTCAAATTCAGTATGATTATGGAGATGAAATTCTTATCAAATGTTATGGGGTCCGTACCAGCTTGATCGCTACATTCTGCCAGGACATTTCCGGAGCTCCGATTCCTTATTCCGTTATAAGAGTCAAGAAAAAGGATGAAGAAATTGAGGTTCCTTCAGCTCCTGATTCAGATGCGGTTGCAGCAAAAATCAATTCGCCTCTGGATGCTGAAGCATTACAACTGAGGTATAAACAAATCTCCAAAGACGTTGGGGATATGACCACAGTTCTCGATGCTTTTCATTGGTTGTTAACCAAGCAGTCCATGATTACAGATATCAATCATCATCTTCAGATTGACAATGTGATCATTGACACATTAGCGTAGGGTACCAGGTGAGGGACTATTTTTACACGTGCGAAACGGGTGCTGAGCATCAATTCCGGCGTCGACTCCCGAGTAGACGGTGATTGTCCCTCACCTATATTTTGGGTAGCGATCGAAAGCAACAACTTGGATATTATGCACTGACATATGGTCAGGTGAGTTTTTGGTCGCTGCCCTCACATAAAAGGAGTTTGGGCGGCGGGAAACAGGCCCGATGACTGGAGGCCAATAACATCCGACAGGGTGCCAGTCATCCCCGCCGCCCTCTATCTATCATGGAAATAAATCAAAGTATACCATTAATTTTAAAAGAAGTATATCTATATGATATTGAAGCGTGTCACTATACCATCATGAAAAAACTTGGGATGGATCTCACAGGAATTGATAGAGAAAATAAAAAAGAAAGAAACATTGAAATTGGAAAAAGGATGAGAGACAATCCGAGATTAACTTCAACCCTTCGAACCACAACAGCTTCAATAATTGATGAATATATTTTAAAGAATCGAATTGAAGAAAATCAGATTGTGATTCGACAATATGATGGAATTATTACAACCAAGATGTTAAGGATAACAGACATTCAACATGTACCGCTTGATTTAAGAACAAGGTTCTTGACTTTTATTATATCAATTGATAGAAAGACATACATAGCAAATGATAGTAATAATGATGTAACAATAAAAGGCGTACCATTTCGTTATCCGTATATAGACAAAATCTTTGAAAAAATATGTAAGATTAACTTTACAAACAAAAGTCGTATATTCATTCATCTACAAAAAATCAAAGACGACTTTTTAAACTCGAACAATCCATACCTTTTTGGGATACCATCTACAAAAGGATACAACATCTATTTAAAGGGTTACGGTCAAATTGAAGTTACACAATCAACTCTAAAAATTATGGACCCAGATGATATTGATAAACAAAGGTATTTCAAATTTTATATTGAACCGTTCACAAAATCCATAACTACGGAGTATATATAATGTGTGAAAAAATATTAAATATCGCAGGCGGAAAAATACCTCCTCTTAATCCAAAAGATCCAGCATTTATAGTTAATATTGATACTATGTTTTATCGAAATCATGATCCGGCTGATGTTGAACAGCAAGGACTCACATGGAATCAAAGTCATAATGTGATGTACGATGTTAGATCAGATGCCTTTGAGTTCATGGAGAGAACAGTATTATCATTTGATAGGGTTTGTATCTATCGTTTTCTTGAACATGTTTCATTTACGCAACTTCCATATTTCATTTATTTAGTATCTACAGTTACAAAAGTTGGAGATAACGTTGATGTTATTGTTCCAAACTATGAGATATTAGCAAATATGATTTTGGAGGAAGCTCAGTTTTTTGAAGAAAATAACATGGCAGTATTTCCTGAACATAATATATTGCTTACAACAGAACTGTTAAATGAACCATCATGCCCGCATGCTTCAATATGGACTCCAGCACGAGCAAAATATTTTTGGGAATTGGAAGGCAGATTTAATGTTACAATTGATAGCACAGCATTTGAGTTCGATGGAAGAGATCTATATCTAAGATTTTTCGCAACGCGAACGAGGACATAATCATGACACCAACTATAGGAGAATTGGATCTAATTGATCCAACAGTATTCGACAGAATGATGAAAAGGAAGTTTCGTACGAAGTCAGACTTAGATGCGAGTGGAGGCAGTAGTTCCAGAAGTTTAAACATAAAGCGCCCAACTTTTACGGAACGGATGCATAGTGCCAACATGGTTATATTCGTTGATCGTAAAGATGGAGTTCATGTTGCTAAAAATCGCTATGGTCCACATGGAAAAGTTCCCACAAAAGACTTAATAAATCTATTAACCAGAATATTAGTGGAGCACGTTTTCGATGGACGAATGAAAGTATTCCAAGAAGGGATGAGAATAAGACTGAAGGGAGCAATAAAAAAAATTGTAAAGGATGGTGCATAATGACACCTTTTAGCGAACGAGCAGAGGAAATGAGTCTTGATATATCTCTTGCATATAAAGGACTCTATTCCTATAGTGATCAATATTGTGAAGTCGTTTATCGACAACTACACCCACAACAAACAATTGTTGGTGATGAAAATGGGAGTCACGAAACAGATGGAGATTATACTCCATTAATCGGAATCTATACAAAAGATCCTGATTCCTTGAGTTACAAATATTGTGGGTATGTTTCAAATATGTATAAATTTGTCGGCAATGGAGCATTAATGGACAGAATAAGAACATCCATAAATGAAGTCGGCATTCCTATCTCAGTAGAAAATGCTATGTTTACTCCAAACTATACAAGAATGAGAACTGAAATTATTATCCGAAGTAGCAAAGCAATTCCAGAAATGACAGATGTATTTCCTATCATCATCGTTAATAATAGCTACAATGGAACTCGAGCAGCCTCATTAGCATTTGGAATTGGAACTGACTACAACCAAAGAGAAGTCATAACATTTTCCTTCACCCTTGGAGAAATCAGACAAGTCCATATTGAATCATCTACTACGAGTCTTGCTTCTGCAGTCAATTCATATATGCAAGTTTTCAATGAAGATATCACTCAAATGATAACAGATAGTTTCCATAAGCAAGTGAGTGAAGATGATATGATGGCTCTGTTAGAAGTTATTCAATCATTCGGTAAAAGGAGAAGAGAACAAATATCTGATCTCCTGGATGAAATGGCAGAACAGGGCAGATCACCAACCGCATGGCAAGTGTTTTTAGCCATCGTTAGATACACGAGTTTTGAGCAGAATCTTAATGTAAAGAAGATGCTTGAAAATATTGCAGAAAGTGTTCTTGTAATCCCAACGAGAATGCACCAGGTCTTGAACCAACTAGGTTCAAACTGATCTGGTTCTAAATGGGCGGGTCGTTTCTGCTCCTTTCAAACCCGCCCATTTTTTTGGAACAAAATATAAAAAAGGATGTAGATCAATGGCAGAGAAACTAACCCCTGATCCTAAAAAAGGCGGAAGAACATTTACCCCAACTAGATCATATGATTTGAAAATAACTATTGATGATTTAGATTATACACAGGACACAATTGTAGTTCAGTTTGTTTCCTCTCTTGCGACTGCATATCAATCAGTCAGTATTGTTTTTGAACTGGATCCAAACGATGTTATTCTTCAACAATTATATGGCGGATCATCAATAAAACTAGCAATAACATTATTAAGAGAAGAACAATATCCTGGACCAAGAATAGATTTAGACTTAATGTTCATAGGAGGTGGTTTTCATCTTAATGAAAAAGATAAAGTATCAACAAACGCTGATCAACAAAAGGACAGGGGATACTATTCAATAATGACAGTTCTCAGACAACCATATAAGATTATGAATACACTTGTAAACGATGTTTTTGTGGGAACATCCATCGGGCAAATGATTTTCGAACTTGCTACAAGTGCAGGTGCTAAAAAAATTCAAGTTGATAGAGACGGTCAAAATACACAACCAATTGATCAAGTTTGTATACCTCCAACAACCCTTTACAAAGTACTAAAAGAATATAATTCAAATGCTATAAATCCATTTGACGGATTTATAGATCAAAGGTTTGGTATTTTTGATGGAGTTCCAGGAATATTTTGTCAGTATGACGGAACAGTAAACATTAAAAATTTAACAGCTAAAATGCAAAAAAATCCAGCATTCATAATTTATCAAATAGCCACTGATATGGATGTGGATGAATGGGATCTAATGTTAAAGGAAGTTTCAGACGATAAAACATTTTACACATATTCAACTATTGCTACAGATTATACAGGAAATGCTAAATTTGCAAAAATAGGATCAAATATTAATCATATAGTTAAACCAAAAGATAAATTATCCCAAACAATTACTCAAGATTTAAAAACGGTTGCTGCTAAATACAGCATTATTTATAAAAATAAAAACCTTGATGTAGATGTAGCAGCATTAAGAAAAAGATATTTTATTCAAGACACTGGTGATGAGACTAATCAAACAATTTTCAACTCTAGAATTTCAAGAAGAGTGGCTGATTTATCAACTTTAACAATTGACCTTGAAAGAAATTTGCCAGTCTTAAGTCTTATTGAAGTTGGAGAATGTGTAAAGTTCAAGCCAAAAACTGTTGAGTATGCAGATTTTGAAGGGAAGTATATACTCTGGAGTACAGACATATCGTTTAGAAGAGAAAATAATTGGCAAACAACTGCACAAGTTAAACTAATGAGAACAAACAAACGTGCAGGTGAAACGGTTAAACCTAAGGCAGATTTGACTGTTCTGCCATCAGCAGCGGAGTCTGCTAGAGAATTGGAAAGACTTTCTCGGGGTTTAAATAATCCACCGAAAGAAACTCTTGATAGTTTAACAGCAGGGCAGACTGTAGAACAAGTTATACAATCAGCTAATAAATCAGTCAAACTATATCAAGGGACACCACCAGAAATATTGGAAGAGATACAAAGCAATCAGCAAAAAATAATAGGTTTCCAGGAACAAGTTGATAAGTTTGAGGAAGACTGTGAGTTTTCTTTATCTTCGAGAGGAGTTTGTAGTCCAAGAGCAAATAGGTTCAATAAGAGACAAATTATTAAACTACAAAAAAGAAATGCGGAGTTAGCAATAAAAAGTCGATTTTCTTAAGAACAAACAATAAAGGTATATAATATGCAACAGGTAGCGTTAAGTCATGAACAAGAAATTCAGATTATATCAGATGGAGATGATCTTGGAGTTGTAGCCAATAAGTATATAACTGAATATCTTAAATGTAAAACAACGTTTGAATATTTTTGTAAGAAATATATTCTAATTGAAATACCAGGGAAAGATGTAACTCTACAACCTTATAGAAAACAGATTGAGTTAATTGAACTTGTTGAACAAAAAAGATATGTACTAGTATTGAAAAGTAGACAGATTGGTATTTCTACAATTATTCAAGCATACTCTGCCTGGTTAACGATTTTCTTTGATAATGCAGTTATTGGCATTATTTCAAAAGACGGGAAAGAAGCAACAGACTTTGCTAGAGCAATTAGAGGGATGATTGAAAAACTGCCAGAATGGATGAAACCACCAAAAGGACCTCTCGGTAGAGGATTTGCAAAAAGAACAGAACAGTCATTCATTCTAACAAATGGGAGTAAGGTATATGCTACACCTGTTAATCCAAATGCTCCTGAGAAAACACTTCGTGGTAAGGCGATTACATTTCTCGTTATTGATGAGGCAGCATTTATTCATCATGTTGATACGGCATGGACTTCGATGGTTCCTGCTTTATCAACTAATCAGATGCAAGCCAAAAAAGCGCAAGTCCCATATGGAACAGTTGTACTCTCAACTCCAAATAAAACTATTGGAGTTGGTAAATGGTATTTTGAAAGATACCAAAAAGCAGTATCTAGGGATGATATTTTTGAACCGTTTGTTATTCATTGGAAACAAATTGAAGAGTTAGCTAAAGATCCTGATTGGTATAAAACTCAATGTATGCTATTTGATAATGATATGAGAAAAATAGCACAAGAGTTAGAATTAAAATTCTTACCAGCCCAAGGATCATTCTTTGAACCCGAAACAGTTGAAAAGGTTCAAAACGCAACTCGAGAACCAATGGAAAGATTAAGAATCTACAATGGTGAAATTTGGAAGTTCGCAAATAATCTACCCAATAGATATTACATACTGGGTGTTGATACAGCTCCAGAGCATGGTAATGATAAATCAGCCATAACAGTTTGGGATTATGAAACGATGGAGCAAGTAGCTGAATATCAAGGTAAGTGTAAAGTCCTTGATTTTGTTAAGGTCGTAAAAGTATTATCTACACAATATCCCGGTTTAATTGTTATAGAATCAAACTCATATGGAAACCAAGTTGTTGAACAATTATATCATAGTGAATTTGCGACAATGATCTACAAAGAAAGGAGAGGTGAAAAGACTTGGTTACCTGGTCTATCAACCAATACAAAAACAAGACCATTAATGATAGACGCTCTATATTCATATGTAACACAGTTTCCTGAGATTGTTAAATCAGAAAGATTAGCTTTAGAGTTAACAGGACTTGTAACCAAACCAAATGGAAAAGTAGAAGCTGATATAGGATGCCGAGACGACTTAGCATTAGCAACATCATGTGTTATGTATGTAAGAAAATATGATCCTCCAATGTTAGTTGGAACGGCAGAATTTTCATCTGTTCAAATGGAATTAGCTGAAATTCTTTCTAAAAATATGGACGGACCAGGTGATATATCAAATGAATCAATTATGGCATCTATTAAAGAGAACATTGCAGATAATGCTGGATTTGTAGATGTTTTAAGTTTGTATAATAAAAAATAAGGAGATGTTATGGATGATCAGTTAAATGAAGTATTTGCTCCACCAATTGGATTGAAACCAATTGCCAAAGTGGATGGGGATATACTGTATGGTTCCCAGATGCTTAATAGATCATTCTTAACAGCATTGGATAAATGCGGAAGAACATCCCCAGCATATGCAAAATTTGAGATGTTACTTAATCAAGGAAAATTAATTGCTGGGCATCAAACTCCAGGCATTTTTTCTTTTAGAGATTGGAAACTACATAAACCATCAAGTCAACAAACATTAACAATGGGATTTTATGATAGACAATCTAAAAAGGTTTATATTCTTATTTCAAACAATGCAAATAAATGGTCAGTTGTTGATAATAATTTTTTAGGGACACTAGTTATACATGAACTCATGCATATGTTTTCAGATGTGAAAAGACCTTTATTTATAAATTTATTTAAGAAAGAGTTAGTAGCTTATTATACTGCTCTATGGGAGCAACTATTTAGCATTTCTAATATCCCTGAAAAAAGAACAGAAAATATCGTCAGACATCTGTTTGTGAATATTGAAACATCAAGAACAATAAACAATAATTCATTTATGAAATATAATGCTATAATGAATAAAGAGTTACGTCCATTAACCACATTGAAACAAAATGAGTTTGATAAGATACTAACTGACTATATGATGTTAACTCAAATATTTTTAATAAATACAGATAAATTCCTTAACACAAGGAGACAATATAAACATATTCTTAATCCAATGTATAATGCTTATGAAAGAGCATTTAATATTAGGAATATGATGACCATTTGTATTCAAGAACTCGTATTTCCATCTGAAGTGATTGCTATTGCTTCAGAGGATATGAGGTATGGAAATAAAGCATTAAAGGCAATAGCAAGAATTTAAGGAGATTTATAAATGGCGGATAAAGATCCAGAAAAACTTATACCCTCAACTGATCTTCTCATGAAAGGTGCTAATCAAGTAGCTAGTGATCGTGCTAAAAGGATCAATAGTCTTCATACTCAAGTAAACAGTTTACTTCAAGAAGAAACTAAAAAACGAAGACAAGCTGGAAGTGAGGTCGGTTCGATTATTCGACAACAAGAAGATTTAAGAAAGCAACTTGGTATTGAAAGAGATACCATGAGTGCTGATATGGCTGCTGGATATGGAAAAGTAGTAAATAATTTAGGAAGTACAATCAGACAGTTATCTATTGGGATGAAAAACATTTCCATTTCAACTGCCAAAGCTAGTGCGGATGCTATATCACAATATGGTAAAGCTATCGGTCAAGATATTCACATCAACAAAACAAATACTATTGCGATGTCTCTTGCTAAGGCAACTCCTTTATTTGGATATTTTGCTGCAAAATTTATGGAAACAGATGTATTTCGTGGAGCAATATCTAAAATAAGGCAAGGCGTCGGTGGAGCAATGCTTGCAGGTCTTCGTGGTGCAGGTAGTTCTATCTCCAATATATTCAAAGGTAAATCGACTGGAGAAAAAATTGCAGGGCGTGAAAGAGAACTTGGAGCACTATCTGGAGAAATATCTTCACTTAAAAAAGAGCTACAAGCAAAACCTCCACAACTACAATCAGGTGGGTACGTTAAAAAAGGTGGAGTTGTTGAAGTTCATGCGGCTGAAGTAATCGCCCCCGTTGATAAATTAGTAAAACAGATTGTTGAGACAACAACTCAGCAACAACAAAAATCAACTAGAAATATTTTCAAAGCATTCATAAAAGAATTTAAAATGGCCAGAAATCCTAATGAAGAAGCATGGCAAGACAGAATGCTCAAATCTATCATAGAATTAAAAACAGCATTTATCGGTACTACTTCAAGGTTAAGAATTGCATGGCAAAGAACACTTCTAGAGAATCCAGCATTCAGAGGAATGTTAATGTTTGCTGAAGGATTCAAGTTGGTTCTTGGTGCTCCTATTAAATGGTTGTTTGGAGCAAGAGGTGGATACTTATCGGATGTAAAAAAAGCTACATCAACTGACAACGTATTCTTAAAAATAGCAAATGTTCTTGGTCTTATTTATACAACAGGAATGCCAAAATTTGATGCTATAGCTAAATATACAAGAGTGTCTGCAACTGTAGCAGCTGGATATGAACCAAAACCTCCAATGCAAGATAAGTATACAATGTTCCAAAAAGTGAAAGCTTTTGTAAAAGGGAAGAAAAAAGGAAAGGGACTTACTGATGAATTGAAAGGTGATTTTAAAGGTTGGCTTTGGGAACAGATGGGAGTTGATGAGGACACATTAGAGGAATTTAGAGAAGCTGGCGGTTTTGGAGCTATGGGCGGATTAGCAAAAGAAGCTGGATCGAAAGGTCTGAAAAAAGGAAAAGATGTTAAAGAAGAATTTGATGAAGAACTAGCTAATAAAATATTTGATCTCCAGTCTAAGATGCAGGCCAGAAAAAATTATCTTAAAGCAAGAGGCGGAGCAAAAGGACTTGCTGATAAAGCTCTTGAAAGCATGGATGAAACTCTTATTAAACTTCTAAAGTTAAAAGAAGATCAAGAGGACAGAGAAAAACCTCATTCTCCAAGTTGGGTTGAATATATAGGGATGACCTTTGGCACTACAAAAAAAAGAGTTCAACAAGCAAACCAACAGTATGGTGTCACAAACAAAATGGGCAAAGGCATCTCTGATATGAAAGGATCAGCAAAGAAACATTATGAAAAGACACAGAGAGGAGCTGGAAAAGTTTTTGACGAAATTAAGAAAACTAGAAAAGCTGCAGTATCATCAGATACAAAAATGGGATTGATGTTTGCTTTCTCTATACTCCAAGGTATGATAAACACGGCCGTTGGTGCTATAGGAAATATATTCGGTCCTATATTAAATATGCTTGGTATTAGATGGATGTTTAAAAATAGAAAAAAGAAAATGAGTTTGGGAAGAAGATGGAAAGAGCAAAAAGTCAAAGCTCGAAGAACAGGAAGGAAAGGAAAAACCTTTGCTAAAACAGCCGGAAGACTTAAAAGAAGATTTGGAATGAAAACAGCTGCCAAGTTTGTAGCTAAACGAGGACTAATGGGAGCTGGAAGAGTAGCAGGAGCTGTTGCGGGAACTGCAGCTGGTGTTGGTGGTGCAGTCGCAGGTGGAGTTATTGGAATGGGAATGGGAATCTGGGATATGGTTTCAGCAATACGAGAAGGAGAATCTCCAGAAGGTTTTGTAGGAGGTTGGCTGACCAGAGGTGTTGCAGGTTTCTTAGGTGGAAAAGATACTGGAGTATCTGGGGCATTATCTGGGGCGATGAAATTGGGAGGAATCGGTGCAGGAATTGGACTCATGACACCACTTGGACCTGTTGGTGCTATGATAGGAGGTGCTATTGGAGCAGCAGCTGGAGCACTCTTAGGATTTATTGGCGGGAAGAAAATCTCGAAAGCTATCAGTTTTATTACAGACCCATTAGCAAAAATTCTTAAAGGATATTGGGCATATATTACTTTTCCATTTAGACTTATAAAAGAAGTAGTCCAATTTGTAAAACTATATTTAACTGAAACTAAACATGGGAAAAAAATATGGAAAGCGGCTAAGTGGTTTGCAAAAGAAGCAGTACTACTTCCAATTCTACCATTCAGACTTGCAAGATGGGCATCCAGAAAAGCTAAAGAATGGATAGGAGTACAATGGCAAAAACTTAAAGATAAATATCTAGGTGACGATAGTTGGTTTGGAAAAATATTTACTTGGGTTCATGATATATTTGCAAAAGTAGGAGATATATTTACAAGCGTCAAACGAGGAGTATATAAATGGTTTAATGGTTTAATTCAGAAAATAAAGGACATTCCTTTTATAGGAAAATTTATAAAAGGAATAAAAGAAATTCATGAAGGGACGTTCGCCGAAAAGAGAATTGCTGAAATAAAATCTAAAGAACATTTTTCAAATGTGGCAGCAGGTGCAGCAGGGGGTGTGCTTCGTCCATTTGAACAACAAGAACTACACGGCGTTGGCATGTTAGAGAAACGTGAGGCAAGAAGGAACAGTGCCCGATATGCCAGAGAAATACTAGGTGCAGAAAGTATAGTATTTAAAAATGGTATTGCGCATCTTGCAAAAATAGGTGGGAAGTGGTTTAAATTGAAAGTTAACACCAAAGGAATGCCCACAGAAATGGAGTGGCATGCTACATCCGGAGCTCAGGGAGCGGACCCCTCAAAGTTATATGCAACAAAAGAACTTTCCAGAAGAGCAGCTAGTAAAGCACAACTAGATGCTATGGGTGAAACCATTTCTGATAAAATAGGTAAAACAGGAAATGAAGCAAATCAAATTTCAATTGGATCAACAACAATGATAACCAACGCTGTAAATAATACTAGTAATACTTCTACAGGCGGCGGAGGCGGAGGCGGAGTTGTAGCTCAAAATCCTTGGGGTTCTGGGCATGGAGCTTCGATTGATGTAACATACAGTAATCTAAACTAATGGAGGAAAACTAATGGCACTTAACTTAGATCCGTATCAAGGAGTCTTTGGTCTTCCCCCTCCGACTTCAAGTATAAGTGATGATATGATAAGAAACTCAATGCCTGTATTAGAAATCACACCAGGTGAACCAAACTTTAGCAGCGGTTTATCACTCTTTCGTATAAACACTTCAATAGGGTGGAAAAACTATACACGTATTCTAGCAAATCATGGTTTCACATTGGGAGCAGGAACAGGAGCAACGACTTCCGGTAAACCTCTAAAATTAGCTTTTATAGCAGATAACTTTCCAACTGATACATTTACTAATGAATATACAGAAACTTTTTTACAAAAATTCACCGATGTTGCGTCAGGTGGATTAAGTCAAATGATTCAAATGTCTGGAGCAAAAACTATGACTGGAGCGGTAGGAAATTATGCGGATGCACTTTCAAGCATGGGTGCGGCATTTGGTGAAGGATCAACAGTAGGAGGGGTTGTTACTAAAGGCGCAGAGTATATGAATAAAGCAAAAGCCGGATTGAGATCTTTCCAAAAGGCCATGGAAACAGATTCCAGTGGATTCAAAAGAGTTATAGGCGGAGGTGTTGGTTTAATTGATAAAATGTTAGCTGGTCATAGAATTGACTTTCCACAAATTTGGTCAAACAGTGGATATTCTCCATCTTATTCTATAACAGTAAGATTATATAATCCAAACCCAGGAAATCGAAACTCAACATTAAAATATATTGCAGGTCCACTATGTGCTATATTGTGTTTAGCAGTTCCTAGAACAGATAATGGAGCATCATATAGATGGCCATATTATCACAAAATGAGAGTTAGAGGACTATATGAATTAAACCCAGCAGTCATAACAAACGTAACTGTTGTTAAAGGTGGTGATCAACAACAAATAGCTTTTAATCAAGCTATGTCTATAGTTGACGTCCGACTAGATTTCGTCTCTTTACATAAATCAATGTTGCTTGAAGAAGACAAAGTAACAACTAGAGAAAGACCGACAGTTCGAAGTTATATTCAAGAATTAACTTCAGATAGAGGAACCATTACTAGAGCACAAATGAATAATGATAATGCTACTCGTGTTGGTCTTCCTGATCAACAACAACAAAAAGTAGACCCACCGTCAGATGCAGAAAAAAAGAGACTTGAAAATAATCGAGCGGTAGGAACTAGATTACCACAACTTGAAACGGAAGGAGCAGTTCTTCAAGATAGAGTTCCTACAGATACTAAGGCATTGGAAGTAATTAATATAGACCAAGCTCAAGATGGTACTTATGCTAGAAGAGTAGACCCAGAAACTGCCCGTGGACGCTAACAGACAGAATTTCGAAGTATCATGGTTACATAATAGGAGAGAAATAAATTAATTAGGAATTGTGTTTGAGAAGTCAGTTTATCATATCTTTGCTTATATCCTATCTTCTTTAAAACATCCGCTAGCAATAAACCAACCTGTTGTTTGAAGTAAATTTGTGAGCGTGTTCT